TATGAAATACGCAATCATCAAAGTCATCAACGGCAACTACAGCATCCACGCCGAGGGCATCACCGCCCCGGAGGCGGCGAAGACCCAGTTTCACGGGCTTTGCCAGACCCTCTGGAACGCGCCCGATGTGGAAAAGGCGATGGTCATGATCGCCGACGAGAACCTGGACGCGGTGCAGGGATACAAGGAGTTCGTCACGCATCGGGCGGAGGAGACTAATGAGCCTGAGTAAGGTTATCGAGCTGGCGCGGGACGAACTGGGCTACACCGAGAATCCTCCCGGCAGTAACCGCACAAAATACTGGGAAGCCTATGACCCCAAGATGCAAGGCCAACCTTGGTGTGTTGCCTTCCTGTGGTGGGTCTTCCAGAAAGCCGGGGAGCGCATGGCCTTCTTTGGCGGTGGCAAAACTGCCAGTTGTGGGACGCTGCTGATGTGGTATCAAAACATGGAGCAGACCGTGCCTGTGAGCGAGGTGCAGCCGGGTGATATTGTCATCCTCAACTTCCACGGGACGCAGGACACGGAGCATTGTGGGCTGGTGGTGGATGTTCCGGCTAGAGGGCTGACAAATAACCTTGACTTTTATACCATCGAAGGGAATACCAGCTCTGGCGTATGGGGAAGCCAAGACAATGGCGGCTGTGTAGCAGAAAAACTGAGGCACACATATCAGATTGTCGCCGTTTGCCGACCCCAGTATCAGCCAGAGATTGTGGACGATATCACCGGACGGTGGAGCGAGGTGGACGTCCGCTGGTGCATCGAGAACGGCCTGATGGAGGGCTACCCCGACGGAAGCTGGAAGCCCAAGCAGGACGTGACGCGGGAAGAACTGGCAGTCGTGCTTCGCCGGTTCTACCGCAGGTTTATGGAGGATGACGGAAAATGAGCCTTCCCTACATGAACAACAAGTCGATCATGCGTCCTGAAGTCAGGACGCAGTTCGGGGGCCTCAACAACAATCTAAGCGCCAGGGACGGGGAGATCGTCTGGATGGAGAATATGTCCTCCAGGGAATATCCCCTGCTGGCGAACAGGAAACAGCGGGCGCTGTACAAAACGCTGACGAAGCCGGAAGGCATCGGGGCGCGGGACGAACTCTTTTGGGCGGATAACGGCGGATTCTACTACGACGGCGTACTCAAGGGCGCGGTGACGAAGACGCTGAAGCAGTTCGCCGCCATGAACAACATGATCCTCATCTTCCCGGACAAGAAATACTACGACGTAGCCTCCGGGACCTTTGGCAGCATGGGCATCGCCACGACCCTCACCGGCGGGGCAAGCTTCATGAACGGCACCTACGCCGGGGTGAGCGCCTACGCCAACACCATCTACAAGGCCGGGGCGGCGTGGACCTTTACGCCGGGGGACGGCGTGACCATCTCCGGCTGCACGAAGCACACGGAGAACAACAAGACCGTCATCGTCCGGGAGGTGGACGGGGACTACCTGCGCTTCTACGAGAACACCTTCACCCTGGACAGCACCATCCGCTACACCGCCGGGGAGGAGGGTTTGCAGGCGGGGACCTACCACTTTGAGGAGGGCGGGCAGTTCGACCTTCCCACGGACATGAGCGAGGGGGACACTCTGACCTGGAACGGCACCGGCCTGGACGCGGTGATCGGCGGTGTATCATCCACCATCGCAGTCACCGCGGGGGAAGACGGAGACCCGCTGGTATTTGCGGATATTCCCACGGACTACAGCGAGACCGTGAACATCACCATCACCCGCGACATCCCCGATCTCGACTTTGTCTGCGTCAACGAGAACCGGCTCTGGGGCTGCAAGGGGGACCTGATCTACGCCAGCGCCCTGGGGGACCCCTTCAACTTCAACGTCTTCGACGGGCTGAGTACGGACAGCTGGCAGAGCACCGTCTCCGACGAGGGGGACTTCACCGCCTGCGTCAGCTACGGGGGCTACCCCATCTTTTTCAAGGAGAACAGCATCTGCAAGGTGCAGGGGGACAAGCCGAGCAATTTCCAGTGGACCATCGCAAACCGCTTCGGCGTGAAGGACGGGTCCGGCTGGAGCCTCGCCATCGCGGGGGAGACACTCTTCTATCTCAGCCGGGTGGGGATCTGCGCCTACAACGGAGGGACGCCCAGGATCATCTCCGACGCGCTGGGGGCGAATACGAAGTGGGCCTCCGGCTCCGGGGGGAGCGACGGCGTGCGGTATTACGTCAGCCTCACGGACAGCGCGGAAAACACGGGGCTGTACGTCTACGATACCAGGTACGGCGAGTGGTTCCGGGAGGACAGCGTGAGCGGCGCCTTCGCCTTCTGCGACGAATCGCTGTACATGGTAAACCTTGTTAATGGCAAACTGTGGCGGCTGGACGGGGACACGGCCTACGGCACGGCGGAGGGGACCATCGCATGGAAGGCGGAATTCGCCGACAGCGACAACTTCTACGAGACCACGGACACCGGCAGCCAGAACAAGAAGGGGCCGCTGCGCATCCTCATCCGGGCGGCGCTGGCGAACCAGACCTCCGTCACGATGAAGATCCGCTACGACGACGGCACGGCCCACAGCGCGGGCACCCTGACGGGGACCGCCGGGGAGCGGAAACAGACCTATATCATCCCGCTGATCCTCAGGCGCTGCGACCACTACCGCCTGAGCCTGGAGGGGAGCGGCGACGCGGTGATCTACAGCATCAGCATCGAGAAATACAGCGGCAGTCAGTTCCAGGGCAGCAGGAGCGTGACGCTGCCCAACGCAAGCGAGAGTTAAGGGGGAGAGTCACATGAACGCATATCAGACGGCAGTCAGCCGGACGGACGCGGACGTCGAGCGGCTGAAGAAGCTGGCCCAGGAGCAGGCGGCGAAGATGTCCGGCGGGGCGACCGCCGGGGCCGCCACAGGGGCGGTGAACCTTACCGGAAGCAATCAGAACACCAATCTGGGCAGCGCGGTATCTCCGGCAGTTGCCGCTGCGCTGGGGACGCCCACGCCTGCCGCCGACCAGACTGCTTATCAGAAGGCCATCGCCTCCGTCACCAATACAGACCGGAACAGCACCGGGGCGACGATTCCCAATCTGCCGACGCCCACCCCGGCGGCAGAGCAGAAAGACTATCTGATCTTCGGGACGCAGGACCCCAACTTCAAGCTGGGGATGAGCGACGAGGACAGGGCAAGCTGGGACGCCATCGGCGGGAAGTACGCCGCTGGGGACCAGAGCTGGAACCGGGACACCAACAGTTTCCGGGAGGACGGGAACTGGAGCGGGTATTACGACGATAACGGGAACTACAACGGATGGCTCCGGGCGGTGAACGGCACGGGCGGCTACGCCCCGGCCTTCGGCGGGAAGGTGGGCGAGACCGGCTACCAGGCAGGCACGGTCTTCTACGCGCCCGACGGGACCGCTTACACCATGGGCGCGGACGGGAGCCTCACGAAGAGCGGGAACGTGACCCTGGCGAAATACGGCGACTACATCGGGCCGCAGATGGGCTACCAGGACTCCGACTTCTGGGCGCTGAACGACAGTGGGCAGTACCAGCGGTATACCAACCAGACCGCGCCGGCCGAGGTGCTGGAGCGGGAAGGATACTACCGGGACGCCAGCGGCCTTGTCCAGCCCATCGACGGGGCCTACCGTGCGGCGCAGGCGGTGAAGAACGGGGATATCACGCCGGAGCAGATCTCTCAGGCGCAGGCCTTGCAGGCGGCCCAGACCCCGGCCCAGCAGGCGATCTCCGCCTATGACCGGCAGACCGTGACGCCCGGCGTGACCGGCAGCGGAAGCGCCAGCCGCGGCAGCACCACGCGGGAGACCACGCCTGCGACTACTCAGCCGACGCAGACCCAGCCTTCCCAGCAGATCACTCCGGTGACCTCTCAGGATGCGAACAACCAGAGCGTGGGGAATCCCTATCAGGCGTATCTGGACCAGTGGTCTTACGAGCCTGCCCCGGAGTGGGAGGGCACGGAGTACCAGGCCAAGCGTGACGCCGCTTTGGAGGCCGCCGGGGAGAAGTGGCAGGGGAGCGAGTACCAGCCCCTCCGTGACGCGGCGCTCAAGCGGGCCGAGGACATGCAGTGGAATTACGACGTGAACTCTGACCCCGTCTACCAGGCGTACCAGAAGCAGTACCGGCGGGAGGGAGACCGGGCCATGCAGGAGGCGATGGCGCAGGCAGCTATGCGGACCGGCGGGCTGGCGAACAGCTACGCAGTCACCGCCGCGTCTCAGGCGGGGGACTACTACGCCTCGCAGCTCAGTGACAAGATCCCGCAGCTCTACAACGACGCATACAACCGCTACCTCCAGGAGTTCCAGCGGCAGCTTGGCATCAGCGACCAGTACCAGGGGTTCGATGATCGGGAGTATTCCAGGTGGGCGGACCAACAGGGCCGGAACTTCGACGTGGCGGACCGCTACAATCAGTACGGGGAGCAGGACTACGACAAGTACCGCGACCGGCTGAGTCAGTACAACACGGACCGCAGTTTCGATTACGGGCGGTATCGTGACGCCGTGGAGGACTATCGGTATGACGATGAGACCGCCTACAACCGCGCCTGGAACGAGGAGAACCGGGATTATACCCGGAACTACCAGGCCCAGCGGGACGCCATCAACGACCAGCGGTACGACCAGGAGTGGGCGCAGCAGCTCCGTGAATACGCGGACAGCCAGAACTGGAAGGCCCTGGATTGGGCGCAGTATCTCCGCGAATACGAAGACAAGATGTCCCAGCAGGAGCGGGAGTGGGCTTATCAGCAGTACCGCGACGCTGTGAGCGACGAGCGGTACAACCAGCAGTACGCGGACGAGCTGGCCCGGTATGATCAGGAATACGCCGACGAGCAGGATCAGAATGCCTGGGAGCGGGGCTACAAGCAGACCGCCTACAATGATGAGATGGAGCGCACGGCCCTGAACTACCTCAACACCAACCGCATTGTGACCGGTCGGTACGCGGAGATTCTGGGCGTTCCCGACGGCACCACCTATGAGCAGTATTACTCCAGGTATCTGGGCGGCGGCGGAAACAGCAGTCCCTTCTCTGAGACGGAGATCGACAGCGGGAAGACGCAGCGGACTACCACGCCTCCCAGCAGCGGACAGTATGACGAAAGCGGGAAACGGACCGGGACGTGGAAAGACAATGACGGACACACCTATACCGGTTACCATCCAGACGGACAGTGGAAGTCGCAGAATTATGACACCGTGTGGAAAGAAGTCCAGAGAATGCAGACCGAAGGGAAAAGCAAGGAGTCGATCCTGATCATGATAGGCAGGATGGTCGAAAATGACCAGATCACCGATTATGAAGCAGAAATGATGCTGGTAAACCTGGGGTACCGAGGCACAAGCGCCGGGACTGGGCGCAACACTATCGGGCCGAACAACGTGCAGATGGTCCAGTAAGGAGGGCAGAGAATGTCCAAGCAGACCGCGATCGCAAATATCAATAGAATGATCCTCCAGGAGCGGGAGCAGGGAGCGACCCGGAAACGGCACAGTTCCCTTGATACTATCAACGAACTTCTGGAGGAAGAGCGCCGGCGCAAGGAAGAGGAAGAGCAGCAGCGAAAACAGCAAGAACAGAACCGCAGAAATTCGCAGTTCCAGGCAGAGAGGAACGCCGACATTTCCAACTGGATCAGGGGAATGTCTCCTACGGCCCTGGAAGATCAGGCGCAGCAGGCGCGTCTTGACGGCGCAAAGGGCATCTATTCTTCGACTACTGGTACTCAGCAAAAGGGAAGCGGCCGCTCCTTTGAAACAAAGCTGGAAATCCCCACGCCCAGTGCAACCGGGGCTACTTCCGGGAAGAAGCGGGCTCAAGACAGTCTCTATCTGAAATATCTTGATGAGGTGGACGCTTCTCAGCAGGCTACGCAGGGCCGCAAAAATCAGCAGGCACAGCGCAGATCCTACACCATGCCCAGCACCGAACGGACGAAGAACGACCGGACCTATGGGCTGGAGCCTCCCGCAAACAGGGCAATGCCCGCTGTCGTGGGGAATATCGATCTGTACGACCGCCCCGTCTACCGGAACGAAGACGGCAGCATCTCCACCGTGGACAGCGTGAGTTTCGGAACGGACGACGGGCGGGAAGTACTGGTGCCCACCATCGGCAGGGACGCCGAAGGGAACGCAGTGCGCTGGACGAACGAAGAAGCATGGCAGCATTATCTGGACACCGGGGAGCATCTGGGGATCTTCAACTCCGTGGATGATGCGACCGAATACGCTCAGTCTCTCCACAAGTCCCAGGAAAAGCGGTATGCTTCCGAGCGCACGGTCTCCGATATCTACAACGACACCGCGGCCATGAACCGCTGGCGTGAGCTGGCGGGGAAAGAAAAGCTGACGGCGGAGGAGAAGAAGGAAGCGAAGGCGGCCGTAAAAGAACTGAAGTATGCGTTTACCCATTGGAACGCAGCACCGACCGGCGCAGAAATGGCCCAGCAGACAGAACTCACGAATCTGTATAACTCGCTGCTTTATAAGAGCAGTGCGCTTGCTTCCGGTTTCGCAGGGGCAGTAAAAGCGCTTGGCGTAGATTGGCTTTCGGACCGGGTGACCGGAATTACTGAAAAAGCCCTGGGCGCAGAATCTCCCTATACGTCGCTGCGGCAAATCACAGAGGAAGCACAGGCGGCGAATCCTTTGGCATTTGCGGCCGGCAGTATGACGGCAAGCATCACGGAACTGAGTGCCATCAGCGGCATCGTCGGGGAAGTCATGCAGGGCGTGCAATGGTTCACTCAGGCGGCCCCGTGGATTCAGCGGGCGGTAACCAGCGCGATCACCTTCGGCATCAGCGGCCTGCAATCCGGCATCACCTCCACGCAGTCGAAAGAGGAATGGGACGAGCAGGAACGGAAGAAAGCGGAACTGGCCGCAGACTTCGGAGCCGAGTATACCCCGAAGGAATACAGTGCCGTTCGTCAGGCCGCAAACGTGTGGTTTTCTACAGTGACCGGCGCCCTGGCAGGCGCGGCGGGCGGAGCGCTGGAGACAGCATTCGGAATCGGGACGACGGAGGCTCTCAAGAAAGCGGGACTGCAGTTCCATACGCCGCTCCGGCTTCTGGCAAAGGGACTCACCGGGACCGGGTTCGCGATCGGAAGCACGGCGGTTCAGGAAGTATCCAAGTTCCTGCAGTACCCGGAAGGATATACGCCGAGCGTATCGGAAATCGGCACGAATCTTGCGATCGCATTCCTGTATTCCACGATCAGCGCGACCCTGTCCGAGACGAAGAACATCAAAAGCAACAGAGAGACGCTTCAGAAGCTCATGAACGTCCTTTCCGCGAAATATGACGCGGCGGAACGGCAGATGGCAGGCCTGACCGGGATCGAACGGGCGGAAGCGGCGGGCGAGGTCGCGGCGCTGACGAACAGGATCAGGGAATCCATCAACAACAGCCCCGGCATGTCCGGCGTTGACAAGGAGATCCTTGCGCTCCTCCAGATGATGGACGACCGGATGGCGGCGATCATCGCCGGAGGCAACGGGCTTCTGGGCGCGGGGGATATCATGGCCCAGGCAGAGGCGGCCGGATTCAGCCCGAACACGGCGCTCTCCCTTCCCGCGTGGAACGGCACGCCTTCGCAGCCGACCAATCTGGAGCAGGCTGTGCAGTTCGTGGGGGCCAATGTCCCAGCGCCCTGGGGCGAGACCCCCGCGCTGCCGGAAGCGCCGGCGCAGGAGAACAACCTGCCCGCCTGGTACGCGGCGTATCAGAACGCGGTAAGGCCCATCGACCAGCCCCTGCAGCAGCGGCCGGACATCCCTGCGCCCTCCGTGCCCGCGCCGGCGGCGCAGGCAGGCGGCGCCATGGGACCGGCGGAGACCGCACAGCCTGCTGTCTTCAATGAGGCCAGGCAGGTCGAAAATGTCTACACTCCGCAACTTAAACAAATACTCGAGAGGTCCCCGAAAGTCAGAACCGTTGAGTATAATGGAGAGAAGTATGTCACAGACGGCGCTGTCGGCGTTGCCGTCGGTGATGAGGGAAAGGCATTCGCTCAGACCAATTATCAGGCGACCGATATTGATCCGGCGCCTCTGGCGAAATATGGAATCGACAAAATCGCCAAGTCCGGGACCATTGTTTCGGAACAGCCCTACGTCGGCAGCACCAAAGGCGGGAGAGGAATCTATTATTTCCCGACTGAAGACGGCATTCTGGCATTCGGGAAAGAATATGTTGACGCCCTGGATGCCGGGAAACGCGATCCGAAGAGCGGGACCATCCGCGTTGAGCTGGCTACGGTCGGAAAAGACCAGATCCCCATCCTTGTTTCTGCAGGGAAAGACGGGAGCGTTGAAGGATTCCTCTTTGGCACCGACCCCAGGAGTTATAAGGTAAGCCCCGGCGATCTTGAGACCTTGGAGCGGGCGGAGCTGAAGACCGTCGGAGGAACTGCGAAAGCAACTAATCCCCCTGTGCCGGAACAGAGAACGATGCAGACGGCGGGAGCCGCCGGGAAAGACGCAAAGGCCCAGCGGGCGGCCCAGCAGGCGCTGGCCACCCAGCGGAAGAGGGCGCTGGCGGACAACTCCCCCCAGAGCCTGCAGGAGATGGGATTCCGGACCGCAGGGGAAGGGACCACCCACATCTTCGCCGAAAACCAGTGGGACGGGGAGATGAAGGCCCTGGCCGAGGGGCTGCGGGCGGAGGGCATCGAGCCGACCTACTTCACCGGGAACGCCATGAACGCCGAGGGGAAAAAGGTGCCTGCCCTGCTGGAGGGGAACAAGCTGGCCATCCAGGCGGACAACAGGTCCAAGACCATCCAGACCCTGGCGGAGCAGGCGCTGGGACATGATATCGCGGTGGGAGCGGGAGAGGGCAGCGCTCCCCGCTTGACCGTGCGCTCCGGGAATGGTATTCTGGACGAAAACAGAATGGAGGTACGAAATGAAACTCAAAGCCAGCGGGAAGGAAGCGCCGGCGGAGCAGAAGAAGTCCGAGCCGAGCTACTTGATGGAAACGGAAGACGGGTTGATGATCAACGTGCCGGAGAGCAGGCTGGAAGACTGGACCAAAGCGCAGAAGTCCGGGAGCAAGCTGCCCGACAGCATCAGACAGCGGTTGATAGACGATCTGTATCAGGAAATTACGGGACAGAAAAAGTAGACAACCGCAGCGGCCTGGGCGTGACCGGCGCGGTCGCGGGGAGCAGCAGCACCGTCCTTTCCCGGCGGCAGGTGCAGGAGGACCCGGAACTTCGCAGGATCGAAAGCGTCATCAAGCAGTGGACGGGGCTGGACACCACCTTCGTCCTGGGGAACGTGGCGATCGAGGACGCGCCCCAGGGGGCGCGGGGCGTCTACACCGGCGGCAGGTTCATCGTGAGGGCCGACCATGACGACGTCACGGCGACCCAGATCGCCCTGCATGAGCTGTACCACTGGTACGCGGAGAAGGACCCGACCCTCAACGAGCGGATGCGGCAGCGCATCCTTTCGGAGAACAAGGGCACGGAACTTCAGAACATGATCGCCAGGTATGTGGACGCGATCGGACCCAGCCTTGGCATAACGGAAGATATCAGCGAGGAGGACTTCCTGCAGGCGAAGGATGCCATCCTGGAGGAGATCTACGCCAATGCCTACGCCGGGATCAACGCCTACGGCGCCGGCGTCGGGAACCTCACGGAGAGCGTGCGGGCGGAGACGGGCGTGACGGAGCGGAACCTCAGTGAGACCGCCGCGGCGACCGCCGGGAAGACCGGGCCGCCTGTGCCCTCGCTCAGAGTCGCCGGCAGCAGGCCGAGGACGGCGGCGGAGGCGATGGAGCGGTATTCCCTCAACCCTCAGACCATCGACTACGCCATCAAATACACCGCCAAAGACGAGCAGGTGAAGACCCAGCTGGGGATGCTCCGGGACGATACGGTGGAGCTGGCGGAGATCCAGAACACCATCACAAAGTCCCTGGGCAGAAAAGCCTCCCGGAACATCCACGACATGAACGACTACCTTCAGAAGAACCGGAAGGTATGGAAGCGGCTGTGGGACATCCAGCAGGAACTGGCGGACAACGGCATCCGCACGGACTTCGTGACGATGCCGGGAACAAAGAACGAGATCGACGGGAAGAAAGTGCCCGGCGGTCTTAAAGGCCTGCCCATCGAATATGTGGAGTCCACCACCGGGAAGCGCTTCAAGTTCACGGCCTTCTGGCGGAACATCCCCCAGATGCTCATGGACTCCATGACCCACGACTCCCGGGAGCGGCTGCGGACGGAGATCGTCCGGGGCGTGGAGGACGCCTACCGCAGGAAGACCGGGGAGCAGGATCTGATGCCCTACCTCAAGGACCAGTTCCCCGTCCCCAAGAAGAAAGAGATCGAGAAGGTGGCCGGGGAGCGGAAGCTGAAGAACATCCGCAACCAGACCCAGAAACGGGTGCAGCCCCCGATCCGGGACGCGGAGAAGACTGTGGGCGCCCTGAACCTCAACAGCGCCTGCCCCATGTTCACCATCGGGAACAACGGGTGCTACCTGGACGCCTGCTATCTTACGCAGATGGCCAACGGGGCCACCGGCACAAACCTCTTCCGCAGCGCCTGGTACACCGGGGAACTCCTCCAGCTGGCCCAGTCGGACATCGAACTGATGAATGAGCTGGGCGGTCTGCGGGTCAACGGCGTGGGCGACACCACGCTGGACAACAAGAGCCAGCTGAAGGACGCCCTCCGGCACGCGGGGATGCGGGGGCTGAAGGTGAAGATCATCACCAAGCAGCGGGCCACCCTGGAAGTGCTGAAGGAAATGCACGACGCGGGGCAGGACATCTCCCACATCACCGTGCAGCCCAGCATGGACAACCTCTGGATTCCCGCGAAGCTGGACGACGCCTACGGCGCCGGCGTGAGGGGCAACACCCAGCTGGCGAAGACCGTGAAGGCCGGGAAGCTGGAGGCGGCCGCCGCGGGCTACGACGACATGTTCGGGCGGGCGACGAAGGTAAAGGACGGCGTCCTCTACCGGAAGTACGGATTCACGCCCGAGCAGATCAAACAGATGCAGGAGGACTATCCCTTTGTCAGCATCACCCCGCGCTACGTCGTCTGCACCCCCAGGGAGATCGCGGAGATCGCCCTGAACCGGAACGGCGAGTTCGTCAACGGCGGGAAGCTGATCCAGACGCTGATGCACGGCAAGGTGCCGGAGGGATGCGAATCCGATTACGGGAAGAGATCCCCGGACGACAAGGGCGGGGAGATCATCAACTTCGGCGGG